GGTTATTCTCATGAAAAGTCAAAAAATCAGATTTTTGATTTAAAAAAAATAACTCTTAGGTGTATAGGAGGCGAAACAATTGAAAAATATTATAAATATCGAAAATAATGTTTTGTCCAGTATAGTTAACGAACTAGGTACTGATGCAGCAGTGATCAATTTCTTAGGAATTACAAATGCAACTGGTGTTGAAGTTTATCGAGGTAATGAATTTTATAGAATTTTACCACTTAGAATCTTAGATGGTCAAAGTTCTACAACTATTTCTGGTGATTTATTAACAGGCAATAATATTCATTTTAGATTAGTTTTTGAAAATAATTATTCTGATTTTTATCATATAGCTTATGATAAGTCAGAAAATTTTATTTTATCAATATATGATCATGTTGTTTGCGGTAACTTGAAGAAAATTAACCGAGGTGCCACGGCGGATAATTATAATACATATGATGATCTAAATAAATTTAAAAATGAATTTTTGAGACATTTTAACTATGGTGAATTGCGAGGTACAAAACTATGATAAATACACCTAATTATAATTTGAATATACCAGAAAATAGTGATCAATATAATGAAGAATACTATAACACAAATTTTGAAATTATTGATACGGAATTGAAACGAATTGAAGATTTAGAGGAGGATCAAGATGAGGCAAACAGATAACTATGGTTTTAATTTGCCAGAAGGCCAGGATTATTATAACAAGAATGATTATAATGAAAACTTCAGATTGATTGATGAAAAAATGAAAGAACTTGCGGATCATGCCGGCGGAGGTGGAGTTCTTGAAGAAAAAACAATATTTTCAAACGGTGTTTATACACCACCAGAAGGTGTTGATGGCTGGAATAAAATAATTGCAGCAGTATCACCAGCATTGATGAATAGAACAATTACAGAAAATGGCACATACACCGCATCACAGGAAGAGCCAGTAAGTTATGACGGATATGGAACAGTCATCGTTAATGTAAAACCTAGTAAAGTTTTAATTAGTGAATTTGATTTTACAAGTAAAACACCGTGGTATGATAAAGTTAAAAATGCAAGTTTAGGCACGTTAATGCACTATGGAACGACAACGCAAGGTGTTGGGTTAGAATTTAAGACTACCGGCCAAAGAGTAAGAACAGGAACCATATTTGATTTTAATGCTATTTACGAAATGGAAGTTAAGTTTGGAACATTTAATAAAGAAACATCACCTAACACAGGCAATAACTTTTTACTTTGTTTTTCAAGAAACAATTATGGTGCTATGTTATGTTTTAAAAACTATAATTCTGAAACAGGCTTAGGCGATTGGTGGATACACGACCAAACGAATAATAATATATATTTAGATGATGTACACGACCCATATTTCTTTGAAAATAAAACACTGAAAATATTGTTTGGTGCAAAATTAGTTGACGGAGAATTAGTGCGTGACTTTAATAGAATATATTATTATATAGATGATGTACAATTAAATACAAAAGGAGCAACAGTTGCGGGCGACGTAGATAATTCGATTGGTGTAGTACATTTAGGTGATAGGCAAAGTGCAACGTTTAAAGGTGCAGTTTTTGAAGGGTTTAAAATATGGCAATATTTCAATAAATACGAAGCGCCTGCAAGTTTAATGATGGCAGCACCGGGCGAAAGTAAATCAATAGATGAATCTGAAAGTGTAGATGAAAAATCTGTTGAAAATGAAACTATTGAAACAAAGCCTGCTGAAGAAATTATAGAAGAACCAGAAACTGAAAAATAGGTGATCTTATGGATAGAAAAGAAGAACTTAAAAAAATAATTTGTAAAGAGCATTCAGAAAATGAGATAAAAGCGTTACAATTAATAGATGAGATATTATTCATGGAAGAACAATTGATTGAATTAAAAAAGTTACCTTTTATTTCAGTCAATCCAAAAAATCCGCTGCAGCAAAAATCAACTGCTGCAGCGAAGTTGTATAAAGAAATTTTACAACAATACAATAACAGTCTAAAATTATTATTTAGACTAGCTGGTGACATGGGCGAATCTGAAGAAGATTCACCGCTTAGAAAATGGGTTAAGGCGAGAAAAGATGTTAATTAAAGAAAATAAAATTTGGACGCCTGATAATAGTAATTTACTTTTATACAAAGCTGAAATTGATGAAGGTAAAATTTTAGTTGGGCAAGAATTATACATGGAACTTGAAAACTTAATAGATGATCTTTTCCATAACGATGATTATTTTTATGATACTGATGCAGCAAATTTAAGAATGGACTTTATGGAAAATTGTATCAAATTAACTAAGAGCCCGTTTTATGGCCAGCCTATGAAATTAATGTTGTGGCAAAAAGCATTCATTGAAACGGTTTATAGTTTCAAGATGACAAGAGATTATAAAGAGCGCAATATGTTAATAGATCGATTTAAAAAGATCTTATTATTGATTGCCAGAAAAAATGGTAAATCTGAAACGTGTTCAGCGATCGCAAATAGTGAATTTATTGTTGGTAATGAAGGTGCAGATCTTGTTTGTTCGTCAAATGATGATGCACAGGCATCTATTGTGTTTGATGCAGTAGATGCGATGCGGCGTGGTTATGATCCAGATGATTTAGACACAAAGAAAAATATTAGATTTATATTAAATAAAATTACTAACACAAAAGTATTTAAACTTAGTGACAGGACCAGAAACAAAGAAGGACGTAACATTGATTTTGCGATTGTCGATGAAACTCATGAGATGCAAACAAATGTAATTGCAAAATCAATTGAGCAATCACAATCACTTAAAGACAATCCAAAATTTTTTAATATAACTACTGAAGGTTTTATAAATGACGGTTATCTTGATGATCAATTGAAAAAAGCAAGAGCAATTATAAAAGGTGAAGATGATTCTATTTCAGCTAGTCGTTTCCTTCCATGGCTATATACGCAAGATTCTGAGATAGAGGTTTTTCAAAATCCTAAGAGTTGGGTTAAGTCTAACCCAACCTTAGGTACAGTTAAAAAATGGAGTTATTTAGAAGAACAAATTGATCTTGCAAAAACAAGCAAGGCTGATCGAATTTTTGTTTTAAGTAAAGATTTTAACTTTAAACAAAATGGAGTTGAGGCATGGTTAAATGTTGAAGATTATGACTATAAAGCAATTTATGATATTGAAGATTTACGAGGAAGTTTTTGCTTAGGTCATGTCGATCTTGCAGAAACTACCGACTTAGCTTGCGCTAAAATTTTGATCATGAAACCTGATGATAAAGTTAAATATATTTACACTCAATATTTTATACCACAGTCAAAACTTGAAGTTGAAAATGATGATCATGGTGCGGGCGCAAAATATAAAGAGTGGACAAAAGAAGGTTATATCACAATTTGTGAAGGCAATGACATTGATCTAACAATTATTGCTGATTGGTTTTATAAGTTGTATAAAAATTATGAAATCAAACTTTATAAATGCGGTTATGATCAAAGATTTGCAAAAGACTGGTTAAAAAGAATGGAAGATTATGGCTGGAGTAAAAGCGCCGGCGATGTTGAAATGGTTTTGCAGAATGCCGACACATTGAATAATGCACTGCTTTTAGTTGAAGCTGATTTGAAAGCTCAATTAATTAATTATAATCAAAATCCAGTCGATAAATGGTGTTTTTCAAATAGTTGTCTTAAGGTTAATGATAAACGTCAAGCACTTTGTATTAAAACAGAAAACGCAAAAAAGATTGATGGTTCAGTAACTTTAATATCACTATATGAGATGTATAGACGTTATAGATCAGACTTAAAACAATTAATAGGAGGAAAATAAATTGAGTTGGTTAACTAGACTATTTCAAAAAGGTCCAAAAAATCCGAAATTTGCACCGACACTAAATGGTTATACACCAATTTTTTCACAATTTGGTACAAACATTTATGCGAGCGATGTTGTACAGCAAGCATTAAAATGTATTGTCGATGAAATGAAAAAACTTAATCCAGTCCATGTACGATATAATGGTAATGATCCAACTGCAGTTCGTGGTAATATTCAAGATGTTTTGAATAATCCTAACCCACTGATGACGACTAGTGAATTTTTAGAAAAGATCTCATGGTTGTTATTAATGAACTACAACGCATTCATAATTCCAACATATTATACATGGCAAGATGAAAAAAATCCTAATGTAACAAGAAGATACTATGAAGCATTTTATCCAATAAATCCAACTCAGGTTGATTTTATTGAAGATGCTTCAGGACGTTTGTTTGTTAAGTTTCAATTTTGGAATGGTTACACGACGACAGTTGCTTATGATGATGTAATTCATATTAAGTATAATTATTCAGTTAATGACTTCATGGGTGGTAACATGTTAGGCCAACCAGATCATGAAGCATTACTTGCAACATTAGAATTAAATAATACTTTATTGCAAGGTATTGCTAAAGCAATGAAAGCTTCTTATGCAATCAATGGTGTTATTAAATACAACACATTGCTTGATGAAGGAAAAACTGAAGCTGCACTTGCAGAACTTGAAAGAAAACTGCAAAACAATGAAAGCGGATTTTTACCTTTAGATCTTAAAGCAGAATTTACACCACTACAACATAAATCTGAAATTGTTGGTGGTGATACATTAAAATTTATTGATGAAAAAATACTCAGAAATTTTGGTGTCCCACTTTGTATTTTAACTGGTGATTATACTAAGGACCAGTATGAAGCATTTTACCAGAAAACGCTTGAACCATTGATCTTATCAATGTCACAAGCATTTAGTAAAAAATTATTTACTGATCGTGAGAGATCATTTGGTAATAAGATTGAATTTTATCCTAAAGATTTGATATTCATGAGCATTACTCAAAAGATCGAACTAGTTAATTTACTTGCACCAACTGGTGGTATGTTTGAAAATGAAAAACGAACAATTTTTGGACTTATGCCACTACCAGAACTTGAAGGTAAACGTTTTATGAGTTTGAATTGGATTGATGCAAATAATGCAGATCAATATCAAGTTGGAAAAGTCAATGTTGATGTTGAAGATAAGCAATCAACTAATATAAATGAGGAGGTTTAACGATGGATAATTTAGAATTAGAAAAAATTAAAAACACAAACTCTTATAAAAAGATATAATCACAAACACGATAGCAAAGGTAGATTTGCTTCGAGTGGATCTAGTGGAGTAAATAAAACAATGTCAAAATCAGATGTTACTAATCAAAAGATTAGAGATTTTTACGATGAATATGTAAAACAAACCGGTGATGCAACAGGCTTTGATAATTATAAAGCTAACATGAAAGATCAATATGAAGCAAATGACGATGATGAAGATTAATGGAGGAAAATAAAATGCCAAAAAAAGAACTTGAACAAAGAAGTTATAATTTTGAAATTAGTACAGAAGAATCTGAAGGTCGCAACATAATTACTGGTAGACCGATTGTGTATGGCTCACGTGCAAACATTGGCGCATTTGATGAGATTATACACCCTGGTGCATTAAATAAAACAGATCTAAAAGATGTTAGATTTTTAGTTAACCATGACACAAGCAAAATTCCACTTGCACGTAGTCGTAGAAACAACAGCAATTCAACAATGCAACTTATGGTTGATGAAAACGGCATGAGTATAAAAGTAATACTTGACACCGAAAATAATGCTGAAGCTAGAGCATTATATTCAGCTGTACAGCGCGGTGATATTTCAGGTATGTCATTCATGTTTGGTGTTGATCAAGATGATTGGGACGACTTGGAAACTGACCACCCAACTAGAAATATTAGATCAATCAATAATGTAGTTGAAGTTTCTGCAGTTACTTTTCCAGCTTATGAAGCAACTGAGATCAATACTAGATCTAAAGAAACTTTAGAAGAAGCTAGATCAGCATTAGAAAAAGCTAGAGCTGAAGAAAAAGAAAAACCTCAAGATAATTTAGAATTAGAAAAATTAAAAACACAAACTCTTATAAAAAGATATAATCACAATCATGACGCAAAAGGACGTTTTACTTTTAGTGGTGGTTCTGGCGGAGGTGGTATATCACAGTCAAAAACAAATAATACACCTAAACAGGTCGGTCCATCTATGCCAACAATAGGCAAACAGCCAGAGTGGGCAACAGGTAGAGAACAAATAAATGATGTAACAAAACTTAAGAAGGGTGAACAAATCGCATATGAGACTGACGAATTTGATGGTAAGTCAAGAACTAATGCCACAGTAACTGATGTTTATAAAGATCATGTTATTGCAACATCAAATGAAGACAATCGTCCTATGAAATTATGGTTAGATAATGATACTGTTGACGGTTATAGCAGCAAAGTTTATAAATATACTAAATAAGGAGTAATTAGCATGGATAATTTAGAATTAGAAAAATTAAAAACACAAACTATGTTAATTCTTGCTGAAGCCCGTTATAACAAGAATCACGATAGCAAAGGACGTTTTG